CGATTGCCCATATAGTCTAGCATTCGCACTGTATTTGTTAAAGTGAATCATCTCATCACGTGCAAAAGGTATCTTACCATCTTCATAATCGTAATAGTAAGCCATGTACTCCAACTCTACACCTGTCTTTGGATTTACATCACCTTCCATAAACTCTCTTGTTACAGGGTCAAACTTTTCTTCTTTTACAAAACGACCATACTCATCAACATTAAATCGCATGTGCTTTGCATCTTCTACCCAAAGTTCTTTGACTATTTTATTTGTAACTTTACCTGAACCATCTGCAACTCTGTCATACACAATACTTACCCAACAGTCATCAAAAACTTCTAACTGCCTAATCATTGCCTTAAAGAACTCTGAACCAGTCATGTCACTGCTACCGTTAGTAGGATTGCGTAACAATCTTTCTACCATCCTGCGTTGCTCTGGGTCACCTTTGCCAATGGCTTGGTATTCCCACCCTTTGGCGACAGACTGCGAAGCTATCCGAGTGATTACAGTCCTAAGATGAGAATACCTGTCAGCTAATTGTTCTAAATAAAATTGGTCAACTTGTGGAAGTATAGCTTGCCTATATGCTGTGTCTGTACTTACACCTGAATATACTGGAGTTCTAGCATCCTTAGATATGTCTGCGGTTGCATCCTGTAAGAATGCATCTATGCCAGTGGCCTTTCTGACTGGCTTGCTCCTGAATCGGTCAAATATTCCCATTATAGTCTCCTCGACTCTAGGACATGACGATGCCTGTGTATATAATCTTCGATAACTGGTTCTAACATTTTAGATACTGGCGTTTCTTTGACCTTTGCCAACGTCTTTAAATTTCGTTTTGTCTCAACAGATATTCCCCACAATTCCATTCGTGTTCCGTTGCTGGGTGAACTTGTCATCTGGAATCCCAGTGTAATTCATTAGTATATATGTCTTTCGATATAGGATATATGTCCTATTTTAAATGTAATCCCATCGTGTAAAAACTAGTCTCTTTTTTTCCAAAACATGAACACACAACTCACACATCCATAGCGCCATAACGGCATCGGGCGTATGTCCTTCAAGCCTTCCATTCTTACCATAAATCAACCTACTCAAACCATCAACTAATTTTCTCATTCCTGGTTTTGAACTTTCTCTAGCTTCTTTATTCCAAGGTATGAAATACTTACCCTGCTCCATTGCTAACGCTATTCTAGGAACTCCAACATCATGTCTGTGTTTTTCTTTACCTGTATTGTGACCTTCTACTGGCATACCGTCTAATTCCTTAGCCGTATGAACTACCAATCTCTGATAACCGTTAGACTCTACCATAATCTTGTCAGGCTTGAATTTGTCAGCCAAACTCTTCATAGTAACAACCTGTGCTTCTAACCATCCTGCACCCTTAGCCCTAATCTTACCACTCCAACAATACAATACTTTTCTTTCCTGTGTAACACGATTGTAAGCCATTATCACATAAGCCGACTCGTCATTCTGACTGTCCATACCTACAGCCAAGTCAACACCCATAGTTACAAACCAATCCTGACCGCGTTCTGGTAATCCCATCTCCATGCCTTCTTTCAGACATGGCTTCAATACCTCGTAAGGTATAACAGCCGATTCTGGGTCTAATGGATTCAACATATACTCAGACTCAAAAGCCCTACTTCCCATAGTTTCTCGCTCCTTGTCTAACCTTTCCTGATTCCAATACTCAGGCCAACGTGGTGTCCCATCTTCTAACAATGCTGGATGACGTACCGAGTTCCACTGACTGTTCTGCTCTGCCCAATCAGTAGCATCGCCAACTCTCTTCTGCGTACCTACCAATAACATCTTTGCCTTGGGTAATCTCATTGGCATCACAACTCTCTTTATGTAGTGAATTACCTTGTCATCTGTCATATTAGGAAACTCCTGCAAAATATCATCCAGAATAATCATGTGAACGTGCGGACCTTCTAACGCCTTACCAATACTTGCTGCATGAACCCTACTTCCATTGTTAAAATACTTAGCACCTTTTCTCCATGTAACTTTACTATCCTCATCTTGAGATTTAATAAAAGAATTAAGCCTCCATGAACGTCTACATATCTCCTCAAACTGCTCCAATTTGTCCCATGCCTGTTCTAAGGTCGCTGATAGATACAAAGCACGGTAATTTGGCTGCATTGCCATCTGATACGCAAGTGCTGACAACCCCCATGATGTTTTCAAGTGACCTCTTGCACAAATAATTGACGTGTGTGTCCCTGCCTCAAACGCATCCGCCCACTCTGCGTGCATCTGACCTAAAGGGACATATTCTCCTGGCTCTAACTCCATGTAATGACGTAATACATCGTCTATAAACTCCTCTAAAGTAAGCGGAGTACTCTTTAATGTATTCAACGCGCCACTAATCGCTAAGTTCAGCAGCTTGTCGTTGATTCCTTTTTTCGATTTCGTCATTGTTTAAGCTAAATTCCACACTTTTTGGCTCAGAATCATAATAATCTATGAACTGAACTAAAGTTTGCATGTCCTGCGTCTCTTTTATAACTTTGCCATCTTTAATTATGCGTATCATATCCACTGCTCCGCCATCGCTTTTGCTATGCCTGTGTAAGTTCTACTGCGATTTTTCCATCTGTCCTTTGAAGGAGCCATTCTATGTATTCTATTTTCTCGCCCCTCTACAATGTCAGTTGATTCAAGTTTAGGTAAATTCTTTAACCAAAAACATGTAGCCTTAGTTTCACCATGACCAAACATCCAAGGTTGAATTATCTGGTCAGGCTTCCTTACCTTTGTAGATATAACACTAATTGGGTTTTCTAGTGCTATCTTTTCTATCGGCGCATTTAACAATAACCTCACAAAATCTAACGCCTCTTTCTGTTCCTCTTTTTTATCTTTAAACCATCTCGCTCCTGATACTGCAAGATGTGTACATGGCGGATGTGCTATCATCATATCCCAACCGTCACCAATAATATCTTTTACATCTCCCTCATAATGTGGACCGTCTTTTTCTGTAGGAAGAAAATCACAACTCATAGCATCGTGGCCCTTGTCAAGAAAAGCATCTCTAACCCTTCCACTAAACTCACATGCGATTAAAATCTTCATAACTCTCGCAACCAACGCTCACCATCAAAAGTATATATGTCAAAATGCTTTTTGTATGTAAAACGTGGAATCATATAGCACTTTGCAACCTTATCATCACTGTCATAATGCGTTTCTCCCACTGTTTTACTAGGAAATTTCTCCTGTAACAACAAATCCTGTAACTTTTCTGTTTCAATTAACCAAATCTGCTTATCAGATACGTTCACTAAGTAATAAACAAAGTATTTTGCCTTTGTAACTGCTATTCCACTACGTTTTCCACGACATTTGTACTCTATTGCCATGTTTCCTGACCCTCCTTTGTCCCAGTCCTTCTCCCAAAGGTCTGTCTTGACCTCGTAAGTTATCAAATCTATGTTTTCATCCTCAAAAAGAAGGTCATATGCGCTAGTATCGTTGTCTTTTATGTACCTTTGACCCAGAGTAGACTCTACAAAGAACCTAATAACCTGTTCACCCTTTTTTCCGTCTTTCAAATCGTCATCAAAGTTGTAATTCATAGCAATAACTCCTCCGAAAACTCCATATCTGCCCTAATAACACGTATTTCAAGCGGGTAATGACGGTTTTTTCGCAATATACTAGCCTCATCTTCCGTATTTACGACCTCATAAATCACTTTAGCATCTGCATCTATCACATCTGCTCGTAATCCTGAGTCGTCAAACACTGCCTCAGTGTAAAACTCGTGTCCCCACTTCTTAAGTTGCTTACAAATCGCAAACTTCATGTCAATATGTGCCTCTGTTTCATTCTTACTCCAACGCATTACATTCCTATTCCTGTTGGACATACGCAACAAACGACTTACCTCATTACGCTTTACCTGTATGCTCACATCTCACCTACCCATCTACCGCAAACTCTACCCATCGCTATCTGATTACAAGACTTGCAAGTAATCTCATGGTCTTTATCGCTAGCTCTAAGGTTACTACTACCTTCCTCCCACTCAACATAACGCCCACACGCGGTAAACTGTGACTCATCTCTATACTTATGAACGACTCCCAACCAAATCACCTACTACTTTTACATTGCACTCTCGACAAGATAATGTCGGTCTGCCCTTTTTCTCTGGAGTATAAAACACAGTCTTGTGTAACTGCCTGTGTTCTATCTGATACACCGTACCACATGAATGACAATTAAACTTCCATTTCATGACTGCGCCCAGTCTTTAAACTGCCACTCCAATACTTGACGCATTTTTTTAACATTCTCTGTACTTTCAAACATTCCATCTTCATTCTGTATCTTTCTACGAATCCGACTTATGCTGCTCTTATCAGGCGCAACCTTCAACAATAAATACAAGTCTGACAAAAATTGTTGCTCTGACACACTACGTGTCTTGTCTTTAGGTATTGCTCGATAATAATCCCTAAGTATCATATAATACAATTCCGTATCACTGTCCCTAGCATGCATATAATCTCTTAAATGACGAATTACATGCTTCTTCATACTTTCCATATTTTTAAACCACTCTTTCATATGTAATTACTTGCGTTCCTAAGCTTCTCT